GGGTAAGGTGACTATTAAGGTCGGTAAGGCTTCTGTTGTAAAAATCCTTCCTAACGGAGACTATGAGGACGTTGACCCTGCTGACATTCCAGTTAGCCCACTCGACGGTTCAATCAGTTCACTTATGCTTAAAGTAGGCGGTTTCAGTCAGTTCAATGCAGGCCACTTGATTGGTCCTGATGGTAACGAAATGGATACCGAATCATTCCTTGCTTCTTTGAAGGTTATTGCTAACAAAGACTTCACTGACGATAGCGAAGATGGCAAGTATACTACTTTCAAACAGGGTGAGTCAATCCAGTTCCGTGTTGTTACTCAGAAATATGCAACCGGTCTTGTAGATTACGCTCCTACTTGTGACCCACAAGGACACATCTATATCGAGCTTGACCTTACAAAGCCTTGCAAGAACCAGGGTACTACAATCAACGGTTACATCGGTTTGAATCCTGACACTGAAATTGACCCTGCTGCTGACTTCCAAGTTGCTTGGGCAGAGTACGATTCACTCGAACTCGAAACTGAAATGGGTGAGGTTTCATTCCAGCTTACTTCAGTAACGGTTTCTGTTGAAGAGCGTAAACTTCGTGCTACTTGGTCGCCTGAACTCGCGCAAGACGTTTCCGCCTTCCACAATATTGATGCTGAGGCTGAATTGACCGCTATCCTTTCAGAGCAGATTGCTGCTGAGGTTGACCGTGAGATTCTTCGTGACATCCGTAAAGCTGCTCCTTGGCAGGCACGTTGGGACTACAACGGTTGGCAGAGAATTGGTACTCCATCAACTGTTTACACACAGAAAGACTGGAACCAGACTCTTATGACTAAGATTAACATGATTTCGGCACAGATTCAGAAATCTACACTTCGTGGTGGTGCTAACTTCATCGTTGTTTCTGCTGAAATTTCAGCCGTATTGAATGACCTTGAATACTTCCACGTAACGGATGCAAGTGCTGAGAGTGAGCAGTACAACATGGGTATCGAAAAGATTGGTTCACTCCAAGGTCGTTACCAAGTTATTGTTGACCCATATGCACCACACTGGTCATTGATTATGGGACATCACGGTACATCACTTCTTGACACAGGTTACATCTATGCACCATATATTCCTATGGCTTTGACTCCAACGATGTACAACCCATTCAACTTTGCTCCTGTTAAGGGAATCGCAACTCGTTACGCTAAGAAACTTGTGAACAACCGTTACTACGGTGCAATTAAATGTGATGGTCTCGTACATTGGGATATCAACGAACTCCGTTAATCTATTGATTATCAATATATTACAGACACTATATTTAAAAGGATTGGACTTGTTTCAATCCTTTTATTTTTGTCCCAATAAAAGGTTTATAGCATTTTTTATAAACCGTTTAATTTTGTTCCTATAGTCATAATTTAAGTTAAAAATACTTAAAATGCATTTATTTTATTAAATAATATTTGGCAGTTTCAAATATTTATAGTATATTTGCAGAAAATTAATGAAAATGGCTACAATAGAGGAAAGAAAAAACAAATTTATTGAAAAGGCAAAGGTTGTTCATGCCGGTGAAAACCTTGATTATTCACAAGTTGAATATAAAGACAATAGAACACCGGTAAAAATCATTGACCATGATTTAAGACCAGATGGTACGGAATACGGAGAATTTTGGCAAACACCTTGGAATCACTTGAAAGGGCAAATGCATCCAGATAAGCGTGGTATGAGAATTTCAGCAACCAAACAATCTAAGCAAGAAGAAATTATTGAAAGATTTAAAAAGGTTCATGCTGGTGAAAACCTTGATTATTCACAGGTTGAATATAAAGGAATGCATGTGAAAGTTAAAATTATTTCACATGACTTAAAGCCTGATGGTACGGAATACGGAGAATTTTGGCAAGAACCTGTTGTACATTTAAAGGGTTGTACACATCCGGAAATTGGAAGAAGGAAACAAATATTAAAGCAATCATCAACAACAGAAGAATTTATTAATAAAGGAAAAATTGTTCATACTGACGATGATTATTCATATGAATATGTTGATTATGTTAACACACACACAAAAGTGAATATATTCTGCAACAAAACAGATTCAAAAGGAAACGTACATGGGCTTTTTAGTATTATGCCAGATAATTTTTTAGCAGGTAAAGGATGCCCTAAATGCGGTAATCATTTATCAAATGGTGAAGATGAAATTATTAACATGATAAAGAAACTAAAGCCTAATATTAAAGTTGAAAAGTGTAACCATTCTATTTTAAATGGTAAAGAATTGGACATATATTTACCAGATGAAAAAATCGCTTTCGAGTTTGACGGATTACGATGGCATTGTGAATTATTTAATAAAGACAAATTATATCATCTTCATAAAAAACAAATGTGCGAAACTAAAGGAATTATATTATTTCATATTTTTGAGGATGAGTACCTTTATCACAAGGAAGCCTTATTTGCCAAAATAAAACATATACTAAAATTTAATGAAAATTTACCGAAAATTGGTGCAAGAAAATGTATCATAAAAGAAATAGATAAAGAAGCGGCCAAAGAATTTCTTAATAGAAATCACATACAAGGGTATAGTAAAGCAACATTATATCTTGGGGGTTTTTATAAGGATAAATTAATATCTGTTATGTCTTTTATGAAAGAAAGAACTAAAGATAATTGGATATTAATTAGGTCATGTAATGATTGTGATTATATTGTACAAGGCATGACATCTAAAATGTTTAATTATTTCTTAAAACATTATAAATGTAAGGAAGTTAAAACATTTCTAGATAGACGATGGGAATATAAACCTGAAAATAATGTGTATATAAAATGTGGTTTTGAATTGGATTCGTATCTTGACCCCGATTACAGATATACAAACGGGCATGGAGAAAGACATCATAAATTCGGTTTTCGGAAAAAAATATTACATAACAAATATAGTTTCCCATTAACTATGACAGAACGAGAAATGACCGAAAAACTCGGTTATTACAAAATTTGGGATTGTGGTTTAATCAAGTATATTTATAGGAATCCGAACTATTTATAATAAATACATAATTTAGAAACGATGGCTAAAATTTCAGCAGACGATATATTCAGAGACGTAAAAGACGAGATTTTCAATCTCAGAAACTTGGGTGAATTGGAAGTACCTATTGTTGCAAACAATTATACCGTTCCTACAGAGGACGATATGTTAAAGGCATATTGGCAAGAGGAAAACAACATAACGGTAGCATATAATGGTCAGAAAAGGTTAATTCCTTGTCCTATTACAGCTAAGAATGATGAATACATTGCAAGATGCATTATGCAGGGATTTGCACAAATCTATCTTGGTCGTAACGAAAGTAAAAACATCAGCCGTGAGGATGCAATAAATGTAATGGAAAATACAATTACAAGACTTGTGAATGAGGGCTTGATGGAAGTGGATGACAGTGCTGTTGGAGAGGGTGAAGATGAAGAAGAAATTCACTTCATAACAGATAACAACAGAATTGTCCTTACAGTATTACATGAATTATGTGGCAATTGCCCGCATTATGTTACATGCGATATTGACAGATATGATGCTTATGTTGATTTCAGTGATTTATACATTATTGTAAGTATGAATGACCAGGGCTATATCTATGTAAGTAAAGTAGAAGGAAGCGTACTTGATGATAAAAAACTCTCTGCTGAATTATGGAAAGAAGTAGGAGAATGTATAAATAAAATTAACAATTTCAACCACAAATTAACTGACTTGCATATTGGAGGCCGTAATTATGCTTTTGAAAGTAAATTACGTGAAAATCATAATTTTAAAAACAATCATAATTATACACATTTTGCTGTTAATAAAAATACCAATAAAATTGTTAATGGATGGGATTACAAAGGAGTAGACGGGGAAGAATTGAGACGATTTAAAAAAGATTATTTTGTTACCGATTTGGCAGATTACGGACTTAATGTAAAAGATTATAAAATTCTTACTTTAAATTCATTAATGAAGCAAGGTATCGACCCAAATGATAATAATAATTGGGCAAACTCATAACAAATAAAAGGACTACTTTATTTCGGTAGTCCTTTCTTTTTATATCTTAAAATATTATTGGAATCTATGTATAATCCGTCATAAAATTTCCAATAGTATTTTGTTGTTTCATGTATTCCGTTTCTTACTATTTTATCCCAAATGATTTTCTTTTCAAGCTCATTACGCCAACCAAGTTTTACATATTCCGAATATACTTCTTCAACGGTATGATTAATGTGCTTTAAAAGCCATCTTTTTAAATATTTTCTTATTTTCTTCTGACTTAGATAGTTGTAGTCAACTTCATCATATGGGTCATCGTAGGAAGTTTTACTGAATGGTACGAACTGTGAATCACCCCATTTTTCATTAACAAAATACCGGTCAAACTTATCGTGGCAGTTAACCACACAGTATTTGATTTTGTGTTTTAATTTATAATCTTTTTTTCTCATTGTAGGTAAACTTATATATTACCTACCAGTGTTGTCTCTTGAATTGTTTCATATATTAATTAAAATGCTCCTTAACATCATTTATTATATCAAATTCGAGCATATCCCTATGATATGTTTCCTCGTAATCATACTTGGCTTTAATATCAATATAGTATCTCGATGGTATTAAGTCATTAGTATTGATGAAGAAATAATTTGAGTTGTATGCTCTTTCGACTTTCGTGTATGAAATAACGTCTATTTCCCTTTCACCTTGCATCGTATATAATCTATATTCAAGGTTATCGACAGCATAAATCTGATTTGTTGTGTAAGGAATCTTACAGTCAACCGATACTTTCCTTATATCTCCACGTCTGATTCTTTCGAGGTTATTGATACCGTATAAGTATGGTTGGAATTTAACTTTTTCAGTTTCTTCTGAAGGAAGGCCGAATGAGAAATATCCGGACGGTGATTTCGTCACGAAACTCAATTCAACATCGGGAATTTCACGTCCTTTGTATTTGATATTCTTCCATACATCATAGAACATTGTATCCGGTTCATATTCTTCGGATGACAATTTAATATCAATATAGTAAACACCCTTTGTCGCTTGTTTTGCGGCGATTTCAGCCCCATTTACGTCGCAGATGGGTAATTCATCCAAATTAACGGTATTACCGCCCACAGAGGCATAAAAATAGAGTTTATTATCTTTATCAAGATAGAAATCTGTGCGGTCATCGTCTATTGTCTCATCATATGTGGTTTCGATGTACGGTTCATAGAATGAATTTGTGTGCTGTGTAAAGAATCCGACATATTGTGACATATCAGTTTTTGTCTGTTCAAATGCGGGTGAGAATGCAATACCGATTCCATAGTTGCACAATTCACCTGTAATGAATTTATTAAACGTGTCTGTTATGTCGAACACGATAGGTTCATTACCTACGTCAAAATGTTGATAGCCAATAATGACATTTGAAAGATTACCGTTCAATGAGGTAAATAAATCAACTTCATTTGATAGGCGTTCTGTGCTATATATGCCTTCACTATCCCATTTACAATAATCTCTGAATTGATACCAACTGCAACCATCTGCTGATACTGAACGGTGGTCACTATCATATAAGTCTTGTGCATAGTCGAAGCCTCTTCCGCTATCCCAATCGTTAGGTATGAGGAAGAAAATCAAGTCAAATGATACTGCACGTTTCTTATGATATTGATATTCGCTGTCTAATGTCGGACAGTTAATATTCTTGTCTCTTACAGAAGAGGCGTTGGTCATGTGCAATACATGTTTAAGTTTTGAAATATCAGGATATATTTTATCTTCAACCATTTGTTTTACTTTATTATGGTCAAAGTAAATCAATCCGCGTGTAATCATCTTTCCGTAATTAAGTTCCATTACGGGATTGAGGCTTGTATTACATGGATTATCCTTTATAATGGTATTACTTTTACTGATAAAAGTCTTCGTATTTATTGCCATTTAATTTATTGCTATATGTTTATAAATAGACAAAAAATCCGATTAAAAAATATAATCGGACTTAGTTTATTCTTATTGAATTAGAAAGCATTTCATCAAGATGTGACTTAGTGGTGAGTTTTTCCAAGTCCGGTTCTGTCAGACAAGGTTTATCCATTGGGAATGGGTGTGTGTGATTTAAGAATATTCTTATGAATTCCTTTATAAACGCTATTAATTCATCACCGTAAGGCAATTGGTGTGCATTTTGGAATACTTTTACCATTTCTTCCTCTGTGATTAACTTTTCCGGGTCCGTCAGATTGAAATATGACCTTGAATCGTGTGACAAAAGATTAATTCTGTCTGCCACGATGTTTATAAGACTTGAAAAATCGTTATTTTTATGGTCTTTCATATTCTTATATTTCATTTGGATATAGCCAAGGTCAACTTTATTGAACTTAAGGCAATCATTCTTGTGTGCAAGAGAGTTTTTCTTGAAACCACAACGTAGTCTTAATTCAGATTGTTTAAGTATAAGGTCAGAATTTCCCCTACCTTGAAAAGCAATGTCTTCCCTATCCGGCAATGTGCCGTTATTATCGGGGTCAAGGCTTGGTGCCGGAAGTGGTTTTGCAATCTGATTACCCCTAAGAAGACTTTGTGCTGAATATGCATAAGCATCAAAATCCATTTTCTGAGGCTGTGAAATTACCGGTCCAAGAAAGAATCTGTTACCTTTACCGTCACCCATGCTTTGAAGAAATACCAAGACCATTTCATCTTGTTTTGGATTAATGTGTGCAAATTTAGGTAATAAAGGGAAGACATAAGGTAACTCACTAATAGGTGCTTCACTGTCATCTACATATGGTATTCTTACCTTAATTCTAAGTCCTTCATTATCATCGAATACAGATAATACACGGCACAGATAAATTAGATTGTTATTAGTAATTTCCATTAGTTATTTCCTTCCCTTTTATTTAACAAATCATCTATCTTGTCATATTCTTCTTTAGCAGAAAGCATTAAGGCATATGCCTTTGCTATTACTGACTTTTGATTTTCGAACTCATTAAGAAGTGTTCTTTTCCTCTCTTTAAGTTCATCATTACTCATCATTTCTATTTTTCTTTTTGTCATACTCCTATTCTATAATTCCTAATGTTCTTGTTATCATTGGATTTGTTGAAGTAACAACCACAGGTCCGCCGGCATTAGAACCGGTTCCTATTGACATTATTATACCCGGTTCAATGACACTTGTAACCCTTGCATTGTCTTTAAATTCTTTGACAATTTCCTCTGATATTATTCTTACAAATCCATTAATTTTATTTGGTGAACCGTCGGCATTGACACCAGTTTCAATTCCTGCTTCTGGTAGTCTTCTTATTATAGCACTTGTTAAAGCAATAGCCGAAAGTCCTGGCCTTCTATATAATTCACATATAAGCAGTAATGGTGGTATCATCTTCAATGCTGGTCGAATACCACTAAATGCTTTTTCTATTCCTTGTGCAATACTTGTAATCCAACTCATTCTCCTTTATGTTTTTTAACATTCATTATCAATTGGTTCTCCGACTTCTTCAAGAATATCAGCATAGTTCACATTATCAATATTAAAGTCAAGGTCGCCTCTATTACTTCTAAAACAGTCGATAAGTCTTCTGATTAGACGCATATAATACTGTGCTTGTTCAACGGTAAGTTTTATTGCAACTTCCTTAGCCAAATCAGCAAGTATCTTCATCAGTTCATCCACAAGATATTGAATTAATGCGTCACGGACGGCACGAATTATTTCAACAATCATTTGTCGGTATTTCTCAATAAAGTCGCTTAAAGAGAAACTTGTACTTTGTCCTAAGATTTGGAGGTTTATCGCAAATACCAAATACACTTTCGGTGAAAGTATTGACATTACTATCACGTAAGCGAGGTTATTCATAATATTTTCTATGAAGTTGATTTGTGCATCGAAATTAAGTTTATCCTTTTCTTCATAGTTTACATCAGAAATCATTCCGCTTATTTCAGTTAAAGCACCTTCAATTACAGTTTGAACAGTTTCCTTAGATGAGCCGGCATTTATTGTATTAAGATTATTAAGAATTGATTCAGCATCTATTCTCACACCTGTTGGGTTATCAGTATCCATTGAATACAAGCCTTCTCTTGTAAGTTCTGCTTTCTGAAGCATCTTGTCATAGTCAGCATTAGTAAAAGTGAAGAAACAGTCACTTACGACACTATCATCACTTTCAATGACAGACCGTACCATTTTCTGTGTTTCGTATTTAATCAGAAGTTGCTCATATGACAAATTCAAATCAATAGATATACAACCGGTCAATGCATCGATTAATTGTGCCGCAAGAGTCTTTGAATCGAATAATTTCAAAGACATGACGTAATCAGTATTGAATTCGATTAAGGTGTGTTTATAGTAATAGTTTTGTTGATAAGTTCTATAATTTTCACCTCTATCGAGATTTGCAAGTTCGCCTTTCAATTGACTTATCAGTGATAGTTTTTCACTAACTAAATTTGTAATTTCAGTTTGTTTACTTTCAATCTGAGTAGTAAAATCTCCTTGTTCTTGAGTGAGTGAATCATATTCACTTAAATAGTACTCTTTGTCAACTATTTGTTCAGCGTATTGTTTTTGAAGTTCTTCTAAATCAATTGCTATACTTTCAAGTTCTGCTTGCAATTCTTCAATTTCCGCTTCTTTTTCTACAATATCCTTATCTTTATTCGCAATTGCCGTTTCAAGCCTTGATATTTCTGCGTTGGTGTCTTGGACATTTCCGAGAAAGACTTGCAGACAATGGTTATGCGGAGTCTGCAAATATGATACGCCGGTTCCTTCTGAATTTCTCAGACTACTTGGTCTTTCACAGTATTGAATTGTAATGATGCCATCACTTTTCTTACATTTTTTTAATTTCCCATCATCACCAATTTCACCTTTACTTGGAGGGTCTCCTTTAGGTTCTTTTTGACATATTGTAGTATTTCCCTCTTCATCCTCATAGACCATTGAATCAAGATTAGATTGTATGATATTGACACCATACCATACTTGTCTTCTTAATGATTTATTTTTCGTATGCCATAAGAATGCATTAAAGTCACCAGCCTTTACCAATTCATCAGTATATGTAAAACCGTCACAGCCGAAATAATAATATTGTCCTAATTTTTCAAGTGGACAATAACTAAGCATATTGATTAAATCAAGTGTTCTTAAATCAAAAACGATACCGTTTAAGAGAAGTTCTTTTGTGATAAACGGATTTAATGAACACGTCAAAAGATTTTTAATGTTTGACAATAAAACACCCTTAACTGATATTTCAAGTGCCGGAAGAGCAGTTGCAATAAAAGCGGATATAATTTTTAAGAAGATATTATATCCGGTTGTGCTTTTAAACAAATCCATTAAGAATGGGAATGGGTTTGTTGACATATTAAAAGACAGGTTCGTATTTGTTTCATCAAACTCTGGAAACCTATCTAATATTGTAAGCGCGGCATTAATTATTGCAAGTGCTTCATCCTTTGTCTTTTTGATGTCAGCCATTAGTTAAGTTTATATTCAATTTTTTCTTCTTGTTTATCGTTTGATTCGTTTCCGTTCTTATTAACCATATCCATTAATTCACTCCAATCTCCGACGGCTTCACTTTCCTCGAATGTCTTTGACACGTTACCATTGAACTTAAGTATTTCAGACATAAGTTTTGCAATTTCTATCTTACGTCCAATCGCCTTGTCCTTGTTTGTAATGAAATCATTCATGGCTTTTGCATATTTTGTCTTTGAGTCTACTATCTCATTATTGAGGTTTATTGAATTTGATAGTTTATTCATCTCATTCTGTATTGCCTCAATATTC